CCGGGATTGCGGTTAAAGAAAAAGACTAGGGGCAAATAGACAGTAGAATCGGCAGTGCCGGTAGTCATCTTACCCCAAGTGGCCTTCTTGGACTCATCGAGGTAAAGCTCGGAGTAGAGACGCCACCACTTCTGGTAGTGCTTGTCCACCCTTTGACCTCCGATTGATAATTCTACAGAGGAAATTGCGCGCTCGGCGACCCAGCAAAGATCGGCGGTGGTGTCGGAAGAGATGGACGCGACACCAGCCTTAGACAGGAGTTCGACGTACATGTCACCGACGAGATCACCGTTACGGGCAACGGTGACGGAGACGCGGCCGGAGTCAGCGGCAGTACCGTTAACGGTCTGCTCGATGTTCTCCATCGCGAAGTTAGTGTGGCGCTTGTATTTCGCCTGGAAGAAAGTTACCTCAGGGTTACCAGTAAGGTAGACATCCTGGGCACCATAAGCTACGAGTTGCATAAGACCACCGGCCATTTTGAGAGTTGTTGTACTATAAGCAGAGAAAATAATTTTGGGTAAATGTGCGAAATTTCGCGATCCAATTTTTCTTGGTCTAATTCAAATGTCAAAACAGCCTGAAGAAACCGAGATTGAGGAGGGTGAAATTGTATCCGAAACTGAATCAGAGGAGGATGAGGAGATCTCCATCATCGCTACTGAGGATGAACCCATGGACGAAATCGACGATGACGATATGATGTTCGAAGATGATGGTGTGGATGTTGCGACCCTCATGACCTCCCTTCTCGCGACCGAGGATGGAGACACCGTATGTACGGCCCTGGTCAGTATCACTCAACAACTTCAAATGCAAAACAAAATTTTGATAAAGATTTTGAGTGAATTAAAAAATTAATTAGAGAGAAAAATTGTAAAAGATATAATTAATGGAGGACACTCACTTCATCGACAAGGAACCAAATCGCTATGAAGCGCTTGCAGTACTTCAAAAACAGACTATCCAGTCGATGAATGAAGAGACCATAATAAATATTATAGAAACATTTGAAAAGATGTGGAACCTCAGAACAGAAGATTTCAAATGTGCACGCGAACTCGGATATCGTCAATATGTACATATCGATAATTTTGACACCGAGGGGAACCCAAATGTGGGTGGTATTGATATTTTAGCCATAAAAGGTATTCGTGAGAAACAGCGTCGTTTCCTGGTAGATTTAAAAGGTCAAATCAAGAAACTCAAACTTGATAAAAAGGGGGATGAGAACGATACGACTATGATCACCAGGGTACACAATATTCTAAAACAGGTAAAAGATGGTTACGATAATGTCCGTCGCCATTATGGTGCGTATGAACGTGTCGTAAATCCAACCGCGGTTCCACAAACCAAGTCTATTTCAGATGCTTCCACTATGGGTGAAGATGACCTGGATAATTCCATACCCCTCCAAAAGTGTATTATTTTCTGTCTCGATGAACTCGAAAAAGCGAAATACCGTAGATACAAAGGTCATTGCTGCGAAGAGAGAAAGACGGAAGATGGACACCACACGAGAGCATGGGAACAAAAGATGACAATCGAGGAATTTGTCTATTCCTTATCGAATAAGGATGATAATTTTGAAATGTGGAAAAACTTCACGAGTAAGGGGAGTATTTTCAGGGAAGTCATCGACCATCTTTCAAAGTGTCAGGACTCTCAGTTTCCAACCATTAACAAAAGACGACACGTTTGGTCGTTTAAGAATGGTGTATTTGTGGGCAAAGAATGGGTCTCTACTAACCAGGAAAATCCAGATGATGGATATTATACGTGTACATTTTACCCATATAATTCGATAGAATTCAAAAATCTTGATCCCTCTATCGTCGCGTGTAAGTATTTCGATAATGATTTTAACGATTATTCAAACTTAGAAAGGTGGCAAGATATTCCAACACCAAACTTTGACAAAGTTTTACAGTATCAGAAATTTGAAGAGGAAGTCTGCAACTGGGCGTATGTTATGGGTGGTCGTCTCTGTTATGATGTTGGAGAGCTGGATTCGTGGCAAATTATCCCATTCTTCAAGGGTATCGCTAAATCGGGTAAATCTACGTTAATTACTAAGGTTTTCAAGAATTTCTATGAAAACCAGGATGTACGAACCCTATCGAACAATATCGAGAAGAAGTTTGGACTTTCTTCAATCAAAGATGCATTCATGTTTATAGCACCAGAGGTGAAGGGAGATCTCGCTTTAGAACAGGCGGAGTTTCAGTCTCTCGTTTCAGGTGAAAACGTATCTGTTGCAGTTAAGAATAAACCAGCTGAAGAGATTCCAGAGTGGAAGGTACCAGGGGTTCTTGGTGGTAATGAAGTCCCAGGATGGAAAGATAATTCGGGATCTGTTCTACGACGTATTTTACCATGGAACTTCAGCAAACAAGTAAGGCAAGCAGATCCTCGTCTCGACGAAAAACTTAAACATGAATTACCCAGAATTTTACTTAAATGTGTCAGGGGTTACATCGAATATAGGAACAAATATGCTGATGCGGATATTTGGGATGTTGTACCGAAATACTTTGAAATCATCAAGATGCAGGTTGCGAAGGTTGCAAACTCTCTCATCCATTTCCTAGAATCCACTATTGTGGATAAGGGTAAAGACCAATACGTCCCACAAAACTTGTTTGTAGCTGCGTTCAATACACATTGTAAAAACAATAATTTGGGTCAACACAAATTTCATGAAGATTTCTATGTCGGTCCATTCAGTTCGTATGATATTGAAGTTAGAAATGAATCTGTATCGTATAGAGGAAGACAATACCCCGTCCAACCAGTTATATTTGGTATCGACCTAATCGAAGACCAGTTAATGACTGGCAACAATCATTAAAAAAAATCCTTATAGATAGTAATATGAGCCAGTCGGTCAAAGAATTTGTCAGGCAGTCTGGTGTGGACGTACGAAGTCCAGACTCTAACTCCAATAATAACTTCGCTCGAGAACTGGAAGAGGATATGTTTAGACGACAAGACCGTATGGCTCGTCGAGAAGAAATTGCACGTGGTCAGCAGTTCTTCCGCGAACCTACGCGACCCGAGTTACAACAACGGCGGGTTCCTCCACCTCCTAGACGGAGTCGTTTCGCACAGTTCGAAAACAATTCTCCATTAGAAAATGAATTTGCAGACATTAATATGGACAAATTAGTAAATAATGCACTAAAAGAACCCATAAATACGAGTGAATTTGATAACATGAATCTCAATCCCATAAACGAAGCCGCGTTTGAAAAGGGTCTCGCTGAGATGAACCCAAACACAATCAACGAATTTGGGGACCTCACTGATCTAGAAATATCTCCATTGAAACCTGGGTTATTCGTTGGCACTATTAATAAATCATTCGGTAAAGAAGTTCGTTTAGACCTTTTACCAATTCTAATGAAAAAACCACTCGGTAAAACACCTATCGGTCAGGGTCTTTATATAGACACGAAAGAGATAAAGGGTATTTATGGTCAGTTTAAAACGGGATTTTCTCGTACCAAGGAGGGTGGCCCCAAAGGAAGTATTAACAAACCTTTCGCGAGTGTCCAAATTATGGTGACCGTTTCGGATGGTATGAATAGTCAAGGTGGACTCTGTAATATTTATAGGAATGGTAAAATACTTTTCCGAAATGGATTTGTTGGTACGAACATTACAAACCAACCTGAACTCATTCGTCGATTTATCGTAGATAATTACACACAAAAAGAACCATTCCTTTACAGTCCAATCGAGTATAACAATCTCAGTGGTCAGTTTAGTATAAACGGGGTATTCACAAATCTCACTCGTATGCAAATGAAATTTTCGAAATACGGATCTACCACTTATGAACCAGAACTTTCACCTATGCTCTATGTCACCATGAAAGGGTACACACTCAACATTAGTAAGTCTGGTACCGTACAAATCATAGGTGCCAAATCACCCGCTATCATGGAAAATGCATACAAAGCTGTAACTCCATTAATCCGTGAATTTTATAGAGATGGAGATGTTAAAATAAACAAGACCAAACGCAAGACAAAGGCTAAGCGCAAGACCAAGACTAAAAAGGTTTCTCCTCCTAAAAAGACCAAACCCGTAGTAAAACGCAAAGCACCTTTAACAAACAACCAAATCAACGCACTCAAAATTGATGGAAAGAAGTGTGATCGTATGTCTAGAGATGAACTCAAAACTCTGGCACGTAAAATGGGTATTCTCAGTTTTAGAATTAAAAATGGTCCTACCACTCGGGACATGCGTAAGGATGAAATTTGTGCTGCTATAAAGGCTAAATCTAAGACTAAAAACGTTACTGTAAAAAATACCAATAAAAACAAGAACGTTAAATTATCTGGTACTGGTAGCACATTTCGCATCGGTGGTAAACTGTGTCGTGATAAGACATTAACTGAAATCAAACAGTTTGCTGCATTACTTAAAATAAATACATCGGGTAAGCAGACGAAGGATGCCCTTTGTAAACAGATTGAGAAGAGTCGTAATAATCTCGCAAAGCCCAAACCTCCTCCTCCACCCAAGCCTACAAAGAGGAACGTACAGAGGGAAAAGAAATCACGGGTTCAAACTGAAAAGATGAAAGAGAGGGTAAAGAGGGTCGGATTAGACGACAATTCTATTCGTAAGGACCTCGAGAAGCAGTACGGTAAGGCGTGGATGAACAGATACAAACCTAACCTCACTCAAGACGTTAGAAACATCAAGAATGCTGCATCTAGAGTTAATTCCAACGATAAAAATAAGGCACTCGGTGTACCCAAAAAGATGGTCGTTAATAGAATCAAGAAGGATATGGTTTCACGATGGAAAATGCAGAGAAAGCGCAACCTTGAAAGAAATTACGTGATGAAAAATGTTAATGTCACTGGAGTCCCTAATAATATGAAAAATAAATGGAGACAAGCAGCTGCAAATGAAGCTCTTCGCAGAAATAAAATTTTGACTGCTAAGCAGTTCGCAGCTTTAAAGAAAAAATGGTTAAAGGGTATGAAGAATATTATAGGTAATGGGAACGCGCGTAGAAATATTGGGGCGGCTAGAGCTCGGGTTGAAACGTTATAATCACGGTGTGAGAGTCGATGATGATACCCGAACGTGGGGCACTCCAAAAGATTCATGGATGGAAATGGCCAAAGAGGAGCTTTTGGATGCTATTATTTACACTGTGGCGGATTACATTAGAAATGTTAGGAGTGAGGGAGATCGTGCACCCCTTAGTTTTCGTAAAAATGATGAGCTTGATGATAACAAACTCATCATGTCTATAATTGATGACTGGGAATATGTTGAAAGTCCACAACACAAAATGATGTTATGGAATCTCTTCAAAATGCTAGACTGTGATATTTTCAGGGGTTAGGTAATTGCTCTATTGTTTGATTGCATGTATTAAATGCGGTGATACACATCATAGCGATTGAAAATTGGTAAATAGCTTGTTCCCATATTCGAAGTACACAAAATGGCACTATCATGAGCCCCGCACACGTACCATGAAACACTATAACTGTTATAGATGCTGAATGTTCAGTATGTAGAGCACCCGTCGTAGATACTATCAACACAAAATTGATAATATCTATTATTCTCATAAAAAGAGCCAAATTTATACCAGATGCAAGTACGAATATATACGCTAGAGCACGCGCAACGGGGTGATATTCTAGTAAAAGTCTGAAACGTGGTCGTGGTCGTATAATTTCTGGTGGTGGTTCCGGTGGTTCCGGTGGTGGAACCTCTTGGTTAAATGCTATCGCGACAGAACCATCTGGTTTTTCAACAACCAGATGTCTGGCTTCATCCATGTAGATAAAATGATTTTATTGTTTAAGTTGGCGATACAAAGTGTAAAATGAGAATCCAATAATGATATAAAGGAAATACATTAAAGTCTTAGGAATTAAAGTAAAATTATCAAGAACTTTGATATCGGCTTCATCGAGTTTAGTCTTGTACATTCTGAGCTGCTGCATCAAAATATGGAGTAAGCGTATAGCGAGCATCATGATAGCCACACTAATAATTATAAAGGTGATGTTGTATAACGCATTTCCTTTACCGCGGTAAAAACGAGAATACGCTAAAAGACCTAATGATATAGACACATACGCGGCGACGTTCTGGAGCGACCTCTGTGAAAGAGCGATGAGCTTTAGAAGCTCGGGGTTCATTTAATCTTTACTGACATTTAATTTTTCTATTGACTATTTTTGTGGGTTCTGCAGCTTGTTTGAGATGAAAAGTGTGGTACGAAAAATCGTATTTTGGAAATGCACTTTTTATTTTATTAGAAAGTACACCAGCTTGAACCGTTAAGGGTATTCCCGAACATACAGACTTTTGCTCCATCAAAAGAAATTCATCCTCCATGGCTACAAACCTTTTTAGGGTCTCACTCTTGATACCATCTGCATGCATTTTGACGTACATCGCCTTGGAATCACCATCACTGATGTAAAAATATTTGGAACCGTCAATCTCATCCGACTTTGTGTGTTTGTCATACATCAAAAACACAACGACGAGAATTGCTAAGATGTATATCATTTACTTTTACGTAGAAATTAGTTTGGAAAGGTCGGCAACCTTGTTGATGATATTGAAAAATTTATAAATATCATCGACTGCATCAGGCTTCATGATCTCAAGTTCAATTTGATAACTCGCCTCCTCTTCAGAGTCCATATCAGCATTATCACCTGAAGATATGGTCATGTCGATACTGAGATTCTTGCGCACGAATGAGTGGCGAGTCTTGGAACGCCTTCTATCCATATCGTATTCACCCGACGTTACAATTTCACGGGCAACACAAAATCGTACATCGAGAGGATCGCACTTGAAATCTTCCTTCACGACACTGATTTTTTGAATCATGGTTTGTTCACCGGAATCCTCATCAGACGTAATTCGAATGTTATTACTATCATTATAATAAACATCCGCGGATGAACTTTTTGTCTCTTCCCATCCTTCATATTTCTTCAGGCCTTCGAGGACCCTCTTCCACGTATCTTTACCAACATTAGTATCAAACAGGGAGCCATTATGCTTTCCAAGACGAATTTCGACTTCAATGTCATCTTCGTGCTTATGCGCTTCGAAAATGGGTAGAACTTTATCGACGATAGCTTGGACGTTCATTTTTACTTAACATTTCTTCTTCGCGCCTTTCTCTTAAGTGTTTAATGTACATAAAATGTAATGAAAGGGCTCGAAAATCACGGAAATACTTGTTATTTCAATACCGCCCTTCAGTGTTTGTTGTACATCCCAGTACTGTCGAACTATTTTATTCGTAAGCCGTACACGGGTGAATGTGAATTTACAAAAGCATACGGTGACCTCGTTAAAATGTATTGGACGAAGGGTAAAGAGCATATCACTATTAAGAACGTCATAGAATCGTTCCAAAAGGAGTTTCCCCGTTTCAGGACGAATGAACAACACGACGTACAAGAAACTGTTCTTTGTATCATAGATATACTTGAACGGTCTCGTCCAGAAATAAAGGAGTGGTTCTATGGAAAGAAGACACAGGAAACGATATGGCCAGGTGGAAAATCATCGAATGAAGAGATATTCAGTGTTCATTTGATAACTGCCGAAGGTGCAGATATGGGAACTATGCTTCAAAAAAGTACTGACTGGAACACCATAGAAAACTTTGAAGATACGGAAGGTAAAGTACATCACCTAGCGACGACGCGTATGGTATTTTCAAAACTTCCACAGATTTTGATGATTTCATTTGACCGTAAAAGTCATATAGAAATCATAGAAAAGATGATCATAGGTAACAGCGAATATAATCTCATATCATGTGCCGTACATGTGGGTATTCAAAATGATGGACACTATGTAAGTTTCGTTAAAAGGCGGAACAAATGGCTTTTAGCGAACGATGAAAGTGTCGAAGAACATGAATTACCGAAAGAGGCGAGTTTTTATTTTATGGTGTATAATTTAACAGTACATTGAATACCCGAG